GCTCTTCCGATCTCTTCGGGCAGGTTTGCCGTGCGCTCCGCAATGGCATCCGCAATGGAAACCTCACCTGCGGCCTGCTGAACGGGATCAAGCGTCGTCTCAATGATCAATTGTCCGGTCATGCCAGGCAGGATCTTGGCGACTTCGGCAGCCACCCAATCAACGAAATACTGGGAGCCCTGTCGTGGCGCCCGCTTGGTGATCGTCGCGGGGGTTGTGCGTGCGGCAAACACTTCGCCTTCGGTCAGCACACCTGTTTCGACAAGACGTCGCAGAACAATTTCACCGCGCCGTTGCGCCCGCTGCAAATCATTTGTGGGCGCAAAACGTGAGGGGGCTTTGATAAGGCCAGCAAGCAGAGCAGCCTCAGCAAGGCTCACTTCCCTCGAAGACTTGTCAAAATAATGTTGGGATGCAGCCTCAACTCCATAGGCACCGGCACCCATATAGATGCGGTTTAGGTAGAGCGTCAGAATTTCCTGCTTGGTGTAGGTATATTCAAGCCAGACTGTGATCACCGCTTCCTGGGCCTTGCGCCAGAATGTGCGTTCAGACCCCAGGTAAAGGTTCTTGGCAAGCTGCTGGGTGATGGTTGAGCCGCCTTGAACAACACCGCCGGCACTGAGGTTGGCGACAATGGCCCGGCCAATGCCAAACACATCAAATCCGAAATGCTCATAGAAACGACGGTCTTCCGTACTCAAGACTGCAAGCACCAGATTGTCCGGCATTTCGTTGAGCGGCACGATAGGGGCATAACGCCCGCCGCGATTGGCGATCTCATCGCCATCCCGGTCAAGGACGGTGAGCGCGAGCGCGTCCGGTCCCAGGGGCCCAAGGAGTTGCCGTTGCATTTTGGGCAGCGTGTCCAGGATCAGGGTGCCGAACACAACACTGCCAGCAAAGACCAGCGCGCCAAAGGCGCGCCAAAGGAAGGAACGCGATCGGGTGCCTTTTTGGGGCAGCTCTTGATTTTCTTCGTCGTCTCGCACGGGTTTGGTCTTTCAATAGGACGCACCTGTGCCGGAATGGCACAGCGGGGGCCCCGCAAATTTGTCTGAGAGGAGACATCGCAAGCCCTGTGCCGCGGGACAGCGGGGGTCTTGCCTGTGCACAGGTCCCCCAAATCAGCGTAAACTTAGGCCCAGACTCACGCCACAGACTCACAGTGCTGACGATCCTAGGCCCCTAATGGATGAAAAATTGACCGAACAACCCTTCTGGCAAACCAAAAAAATGACCGAGATGAGCCGGGAGGAATGGGAATCCCTCTGCGACGGATGCGCGAAGTGCTGCCTCATCAAATTGGAAGACGAAGACACGGGCGAGCTCGAATACACCGATATCTCCTGCAGCCTCCTGGATTGCGAAACCTGCCAATGCGGTGATTACCCCAATCGGTCGGTCAAAGTGCCCGACTGTGTCACGCTGACGCCGGAAAACGTCCAACAATTGAACTGGATGCCCTCCACCTGTGCCTACCGCCTGCTTGCAAACGGTGAAGACCTGCCCTGGTGGCATCCTTTGGTGAGCGGGGAGCAGGAGTCTGTGCATCTGGCAGGCATGTCAGTTCGCGGGCGAACTGTCAGCGAAGATGATGTCGACCCGACAGACCTGGAAGGCCGCATTGTGACCTGGCCTGAACAAGGAAAATAATTTGCAGAAAATGCAAATTCAGACTTGAACATGAAACGCTCGGGTCCCATCTAAAGTTCATCTCCAGAAATGCATCAGAACGGTAAGTATCCTCCGGCAGGATGGTGATCAAGAAAATCTGCGAGCACCAGCCTGAAATCATGACGGTTGTTCCTATCTCTTAACTCATCTCCAGAAATCTGCTCCATGACTGATAGCCCGCAGCCCGCGACGGTAGAACCCAAAACCGTTGACTGGGCGCGCATAGAACACGTTTATCAGACGGAAGAGAAACTTGCGAATATCGCAAAAGAATATGGCCTCACAGTTCAGAAGATTGTGGCGCATGCGCAGCGTGAAGGCTGGCGGCTGCGATATGACAAGCAACGGGCAGGCAAACCGAAGCGGTCGCCAGGGAGCACTGATCCGGCGACCTTGCGCAAACGTCTGACGGCACTCGTTGAAAGACAGATAGCTGAGATCGAACAGCGCCTCGCCGAACCGGCGGAAAGTAGGGACCATGAAAGAGACGCGAGAACACTGTCGAACCTGACCCGAACATTAGACAAGCTGATCGAGTTGAAAAGAGCCGCTGCTGTTGAGCAGGCGGAAGCCAAACGACTGAGAGAAGAAGCAAGCGGCAATGACGGTGCCAAGACCGACGACGTGCTCAGACAAGACCTGGCGCGCCGCCTCGCTCGCATCGCAGCCGCAGGCACTGGTTGAGGCCTTCCTCGCTGAATTGAGCCACCCGGAGCTCAGCTTTCTGACGCATGATTGGCGCTTCTGGGCGCGGGACAGTCAATGGCCTCCCGCGGGTAATTGGACAACCTGGTTGATCCTGGGCGGGCGTGGCGCGGGCAAGACCCGGGCGGGCGCTGAGTGGATTGCAGAGGAGGTGAGAGCAGCTCGCGCTGGGCGCATCGCCCTCGTTGGCGAGAGTTATGCGGACGCGCGCGAAGTCATGGTGGAAGGCACATCAGGCTTGCGCGCGCTGGGGCCAGATCATGCAAAGCCACGCTATGAAGCAACGCGCCGCCGTTTGCTGTGGCCGAATGGCGCAGTGGCAAGCTTGCATTCAGCGAGTGATCCCGAAGGGTTGCGGGGTCCACAATTTGACGCCGCCTGGAGCGATGAGGCTGCAAAATGGCCGGATGCGGAAGCGGCCTGGTCAATGCTTCAATTTGGTTTGCGTTTGGGTGACCACCCCCGCCAGGTGGTGACATCAACGCCCCGTGCCGTGCCTTTGATCAGAAATCTGTTGACCGATGACAGGGTCGCTGTGACACGGGCGACCACCTACGACAATCGCGCGAACCTGGCCGATGCGTTTTTCTCGACGGTGATCAAAACCTATGAGGGCACCCGGCTTGGTCGCCAGGAATTAAACGGTGAGCTTCTCGAAGATGATCCAGATGCCTTGTGGACGCGCGCGCTTATTGAGCGCTGTCGTAGAACGTCTACGCCCGATTTTGATCGGGTGGTGATCGGTGTCGACCCACCGGCAAGTTCAGGCGCTGGCGCGGATGAATGCGGGATCGTTGTGGCGGGGATCGGCAGCGATGATCGCTTCTATGTGATTGCGGATCGCTCACGCGCGCGCGCCAAACCGGCCGCCTGGGCAAAGGCCGTCGCTGAAGCCTATGAAAATTTCGATGCAGACCGCGTGATCGCTGAAGTAAATCAGGGCGGCGAGATGGTTGAAAGCGTGCTTCACCACGTGGCACCAACATTGCCGGTGCGCCAGGTCCGCGCAACCCGGGGCAAGAAGGTCCGCGCTGAACCGGTTGCCGCACTTTATGAACAGGGCAGGGTATCGCATCTCGCGCCCTTGCCGGAGCTTGAAGACCAAATGTGCAACTTCTCAGGCCATGTCTCGGGTCGGGGCAAAAGCCCTGACCGATTAGACGCACTTGTCTGGGCCATAACCGATCTCATGCGAACCGCGGGCGACCCCGCGATCCGACGCTTGTAAGGAAACAATGATGAACGCAGTGACGCAGCAAAAGCCGGCGGGCCTTTGGTCCAGGCTCTTCGCACGGCCATTCTTCGCGCCTCCATTGGCCACCAAGGCAAGTGCGACCGGAGCGCTTGTTGCGCTGAGCTCGCTGGGGCGCCCGGTCTGGACACCCCGCGACTATGATCGCCTGGCGCGCGAGGGCTATGAACAGAATGCGGTGGCCTTCAGATGTGTCCGCATGATTGCGGAGGCCGCCGCAAGCGTCCCTTGGATGCTTCACGAAGGCGATCAGACCCTAAGCGAGCATCCGCTGCTGACACTTCTTGCGCGACCCAATCCGGCTGAAAGCGGCACCGAGCTTTTGGAAGCCTGGTATGGCCATCTGCAGGTGGCAGGCAATGCCTATCTCGAAGCGGTGAGTGTTGGTGAGGACGTGCGCGAACTCTACGCACTCCGTCCGGACCGCATGAAAGTGGTGCCCGGCACGCGGGGCTGGCCGGAAGGCTATGAGTATGAGGTGAACGGGCGAACGGTTCTGTTTCGAGACGAACCCACCAAGCCCATCCTGCATATGAAGGCCTTCCACCCGACCGATGATCATTATGGCCTCTCACCGTTGGAAGCAGCGGCAAAGGCCGTCGACATTCACAATGCCGCTGGTGCCTGGAACAAATCTCTGCTTGATAATGCAGCGCGTCCCTCCGGCGCGCTTGTGTACAAGGGCGCAAGCGGTGACAGCACCCTCACCGATGATCAGTTCGACCGGTTGAAGCGGGAGCTGGAAGATAATTATGCGGGTTCGGCCAATGCCGGTCGTCCACTCTTGTTGGAAGGCGGACTCGACTGGCAACAAATGGGCCTGGGCCCCCGCGATCTTGATTTCAACGAGGCAAAGAATGCCGCCGCGCGCGAAATCGCCCTGGCGTTTGGCGTGCCGCCCATGTTGCTGGGCATTCCCGGCGACAATACGTTCTCGAATTACAAGGAAGCCAATCTGGTTTTCTGGCGCCAGACCATCGTTCCTCTGGTGCGCAAGTCAGCGACAGCACTTACCCACTGGCTGGGGCCGCGTTTTGGACCGTCTCTGCATCTTGATATCGACCTTGAGGCGGTCCCGGCTCTTGCGGCAGAGCGCGAAAGCGTGTGGGCGCGAGTGAAAGACGCTGACTTCCTGAGCGATGAGGAAAAACGCCGGACTGTTGGGTTGAGCGCAAGGGAGACAGATTGATGGGGCAAGAGAAGGAGCCTGGGCGCTGGCACCTCGATAAACGCGTGCCCATTGCGCTCATTGTAGCGATCCTCATTCAAACTGCTGGCGCGCTGACCTGGGCCGGGGCGGCCTCAGAACGCATCAATCATTTAGAACGTCAGGTGATCAGCGATGACGATATGGGTGAGCGCACTGCGCGCCTGGAAGTGCAGGCTGCCTATATGCGGGCAGCACTCACACGTATTGAAGACAAGCTCGACCGAGTGATTGCCAAAGAGTGACGAACTTCATCACCCATGATTTTCATCCAGCGTCTCCCCTGAGAATGGGCGGGGCGCTTTTTTTGTGCCGGGAGAAACATGAACAAACCAACGCGACAGGGAAAACCAGCAAGCGCCACTTGTGAAACCAAACGAGCGGCCTTTCAGGTGGCAGAAGTGGATGCCGCCGGAGCGTTTGAAGGCTATGCGAGCCTCTTCGGAGCGGAAGATCTGGGTCACGACCTGGTCCAGCGCGGCGCGTTTCGCGCAAGCCTTGCCAAGCGCGGTGCTGACCAGGTCAGGATGCTCTTTCAGCATGACCCGGCAGACCCAATCGGCTCCTGGGACGAGATTCGCGAAGACACGAGAGGTCTCTATGTCCGTGGCCGCCTCACCCTGGATGTGGCGCGGGCAAGAGACGTGCACGCGCTCATGAAAGCCGGTGCGTTGGACGGCCTCTCCATTGGCTTCCACACGGTGAAGGCGGTGCGCGATGCGGAGACCGGTCTGCGCCACTTGATGGAGCTGGACCTCTGGGAAATTTCAGTTGTGACCTTTCCCATGCAGCCGGGCGCACGTGTGAGCACAGTGAAATCTGCATGGCTGCCAACAGAACGAGAACTTGAACGCTGGCTCTCGCGGGATGCGGGACTCAGCAGATCAGACGCCCGTGCCTTGATCGCGGGTGGCTACAAAGCGGTGAGGGCGCGGCGGGATGCTGGCTTCACTTCAACAGACTTGGGAGTCTTGGCGCGGACGATCCGCGCAGCTGGCGCTCATTTCATTCACTAAATCCATCTAAGGAGAAAGATATGCCTCTCACCAGAGAGACCCGTGTGGGCCGTATTGGCCACACGCTGGGTAGTCCTGCGCCAACCGCCGCGCCGGAAAAGAAAAGTGCGGACCTGGGCACACCAGCCATGCATGAAGTGCGCGACGCCATGGATGAATTCATGACCCGCTTTGATGCATTCAAGCAAGCCAATGATGACCGCCTGTCCCAGGTGGAGCGAAAGCTTTCAGCGGATGTGGTGACCACGGAAAAGGTGGATCGTCTGAACGCCGCCCTGGATCTTCAGCAAAAGACGGTTGATGGTCTGGCTCTGTCCCTCACCCGGCCTGAAATTGGCTCAGGTGCCTCGCTCTCTCCCGTTGCGCGGGAACACAAAGCCGCGTTTGAAACCTATGTGCGTCAGGGCGGTACTGGCCCGCTGCGCGGCCTGGAAGAAAAGGCCCTGTCTGTACAGTCAGACCCCGACGGCGGCTATCTGGTGCCAAGCGAAACGGAACAGATGATTGACCGGGTCGTCTCCGAAGCTTCTCCCATTCGCGCAATCGCAGGTGTGCGCCAGATCGGTGCGGCATCCTACAAGAAGCCCTTTGCCACAAGCGGGGCAGCGACGGGCTGGGTCGGTGAGACAGAGCCACGGGCGGAGACCGGCACACCGAAAATCTCCGAGCTCGAATTTCCGGTGATGGAGCTCTATGCCATGCCGGCAGCCATATCGACCCTTCTAGATGACAGCGCGGTCAATATCGACCAGTGGATTGCCGAAGAAGTGCAAACCGCCTTTGCAGAGCAGGAAGGCGCGGCTTTTGTTTCAGGCGATGGTGTGAGAAAACCCCGTGGCTTCCTCTCCTACGATACGGTCGATAATGAGAGCTGGGCCTGGGGCAAGGTGGGCTATGTCGCGACCGGCGCTTCCGGGGGCTTCCCGTCGACGAGCCCGTCCGATGTTTTGCTCGACCTGGTCTATTCCGTGAAGTCTGGCTACCGGGCCAATGCCCACTTTGTCATGAACCGGCAGACCCAGGCGCAGATCCGAAAATTCAAAGATGCAGACGGCAACTATCTCTGGCAGCCAAGCCTGACAGCTGGTCAGGCACCGCGGCTGATGAATGTGCCGATTGCTGAGGCAGAAGACATGCCGGACGTGGACACTGACAGTTTCGCGCTTGCCTATGGCGACTTCCGCCGTGGCTATCTCATTGTGGACCGGCTCGGCATTCGTGTCCTGCGCGATCCCTATACAGCAAAACCCTATGTCCTCTTCTACACAACCAAACGTGTGGGCGGCGGCATTCAGAATTTCGAAGCGATCAAGCTTCTGAAATTTGGCACAGCGTAAGGAGGTCTCACCATGCGTGATCTACATTCAAATCTCGGTATTGTTCAAAGCCTTGACCCGGCTGTGACGACGTCAACGCGCGTTGGAGCGCCCATTGATCGACAGGGCTATGAGAGCGTGGAGCATATCGTGTCGCTGGGTATGAGCGGTGATATTCTGTCTCCTTCGGTTTCTCTTGCTCTCAAGCTGGAAGAAAGTGAAGACGGCACCAATTGGTCGTCTGTTGTGAATGACAGCGACGTGCTGGGGGCGGCGGTCGAAGATCGGAAGAGCAGACGTCTGAACTCCAGTCACGCCAATATCTCGTATCCCGTAGTCTGCTCGCAACAAAAAAA